AGGTGGAATCCGTAATGCTGTTAAGTTAGCATACAATCCATCTAAAGCAGACAGAGACGAGCTTTATCAGAACAGGATCAATCCAATTGTTTCCGTTCCTGGAAGTGGCATTACATTATTCGGTGATAAGACTGCTCTTGCTTCACCATCTGCATTTGATAGAATCAATGTTCGTCGTCTATTCCTTAACATTGAGGAGCGTGTAGATAACCTCGCCAAAGGTGTTCTATTCGAACTTAACGATGAACTTACACGTTCAAACTTCAGTGCTGCTGTTAATTCTTACTTGGGTGAAGTTCAATCAAGACAAGGTTTAACTGACTTCTTAGTTGTTTGTGATACATCCAATAACACACCTGATGTTATTGATCGTAATGAGTTTGTTGCAGAACTATTCCTGAAGCCAACTCGTTCAATCAACTACGTTACAGTAACCTTTACTGCGACACGTACTGGTGTTTCGTTCAGCGAAGTCGTCGGACGCTAATTCGTTACTAAATATAAACACAGAGGACAAGACTAATGGCAACGGTAAAAAGTAACGTGAAGAGTTTCCTATCAAAGGTTGCTCAGGGCGTTAAACCAAATATGTTCGAAGTTGGGATTAATTTCCCAACTGATGTCGGCAGCGACGAAACGGGTATGACCAACACGTTATGTAAATCGGCAGCACTACCTGCTTCTAGTATTGGAACCATTGAAGTTCCTTTCAGAGGTAGGACAGTTAAGATTGCTGGAGACAGGACGTTTGATAACTGGACTGCGACCTTCATTAATGACAAAGACATGAAGATTCGTGGATACTTTGAGAAGTGGTTGAACATAATGAATTCACACGAAGGAAACTCCGCAAGTGCTTTCAATCCATCTACATCAGATAAAGAAGGATACACAACTGCAATCTTGGTAACACAACTAGAGAAAGATTCTAGTGACAGTGGTACTGCAATTAGGCAGTATAAACTGCACCACGCTTTCCCTGCTAGTGTTTCTCAGATCGACCTTGCTTATGACAGCAATGATCAGATCGAAGAATTCTCAGTTGAGTTCCAGTATTCATATTGGACTGTTGACGTAGCTGGTAGAGCAGGAATTGTTGTTCCATAAAGCACTTTTTGCTATCGTATAAATACTAACGGTAGTAAATTCTTTTTTATTATGAGTCAGTTATTTGGCTTTCAAATTAATAGGAAGAAGGAACTGAAGGGTCAATCTCCAGTTCCTCCTTCTGCTGACGAACCCGTTGCAGTAGCTGCAGGGGGTTATTTTGGTACTTATGTCGATATGGACAATAGTGCCAGAGATGAGTTTGAACTCATTCGTCGTTATAGAGACATGGCACTTCACCCTGAAGTGGATAGTGCTGTTGATGAGATTGTGAATGAATTTGTAGTCAATGATACAAATGATAGTTGTGTAGAGATCAATTTAGATAACCTTGATGTTGGAAAGGGTGTCAAGAATAAGATCCGTGATGAGTTTGATCATATAAAACAACTACTCAATTTTGAGAAGAGAGCACATGAGCTTATTCGAAATTGGTATGTAGATGGTAAACTAATTTACCACAAAGTAATAGACCTTGCTGCTCCAAAGAAGGGTATCTTAGAACTGAGATACATTGATCCCCTAAAGATTAAAAAGGTTAGACAAAAACTTTCAAGTAATACACAAACATTAACTCCAGAAGAAAAACAATCCGCTAAAGCATATGAGTGGGGAGAGTTTGTAGATTACTGGTTGTACAACCCAAGAGGATATTTAAGGGGTGGTGCAATGGGTCCTGTTGGAGACATGTCCAACAATCAAGGTATCAAGATGGCGGTAGACTCCATCACCTTTGTTAATTCTGGACTACAGGATTTAAACAAAAGACTTGTACTAAGTTTCTTACATAAAGCAATCAAATCCTTGAACCAATTAAGGATGATTGAGGATGCTCTTGTAATCTATAGATTATCACGTGCTCCAGAAAGAAGAATATTTTACATCGATGTAGGTAACCTTCCTAAAGTAAAAGCGGAACAATACCTTCGTGATGTAATGGCACGTTACCGTAACAAACTAGTCTACGATGCAAAGACTGGTGAGATACGTGACGACAAAAAGCATATGAGTATGCTAGAAGATTTTTGGTTACCTCGTAGAGAGGGTGGTCGTGGAACTGAGATCACCACCTTACCTGGTGGACAGAATCTAGGAGAACTCAAAGATGTTGAGTACTTTAGGAAGAAGCTCTATAATTCTCTTAACCTTCCTCCTTCCCGTCTCACAGATGATAACAAGGGATTCAATCTTGGAAAGACCACTGAAGTCCTTAGAGACGAACTTAAGTTTACCAAATTCATCGGACGTTTACGTAAGAGATTTGGAGAGCTATTCCTCGATATACTCAAGACGCAACTCATTCTCAAGGGAGTAATTACTCCTGAAGATTGGGATGATATGCAGGAGCATATTCAGTGGGACTGGCTCTTTGATAATCATTTCAATGAGTTAAAAGAACTTGAGATGGTTACTCAGAGAATGGCAATGGTCACACAGATGGATCCATTTGTAGGTAAGTACTTCTCTGTTGAACATATCCGTAGACACATTCTGCAACAGAATGAAACAGAGTATAAGGAACTCGATAAGCAAATGAATGCAGAGATCGAACAGGGTCTCACTATGGATCCTATTGACGTTACTCATATGGATACATTGGAACGTCAGAACATTGCTTATCAACCAGAGATTGATGCTTCTTCACAAGACAATCAAGCTGTTTTAGATCAGGCAAGAGCAGATGATGATCACAAAAAAGAGTTGGAGAAAATCAAGGCTCAGCCTAAGCCAGCAGTGAAACCCGCATCTAAACCAGCGAAAACACCTAAATAATAAACACACTATGTAATTACTATGGCAGATCCAGTGGAACAACCACCAGAGGCAGTACTTGATACAGCTGATTTGATATCGAATAATAAGAGAGCAGAAGCAATTGATGCAATACAAGATTTATTGTATGCACGTGCCGCAGATGCTATGGGTTCATACAAGAAGACCGTAGCTAAAACATTTTTCGATGAACCAAAGGTAGAGGAACCATCTAATGAAACTGATAACGGAAGCAATTGAACAAGTAGAGGTTATTACCGAAGAGAAGGACGGTAAGAAACAGTTATACATAGAGGGCGTTTTTCTTCAGTCTGAACTGAAGAACCGCAACGGTCGTGTATATCCGTTTGGAGTCCTTGAGAAAGAAGTATCCCGCTACAACGAAGAATATATTAAAACAAGTCGTGCTCTGGGTGAGTTGGGGCATCCTGATGGTCCTACTGTCAATCTCGACAGAGTATCACACAGAATCACAGAACTGCGAGCCGAAGGCACGAACTTCGTTGGGAAGGCTATGATCTTAGGTACACCTATGGGTCAAATTGCCAGTAATCTTTTAGGTGAAGGTGTCAGACTGGGTGTATCATCCAGAGGCATGGGTTCAATTGACAAGCGAGAGGATGCAAACTATGTTTGTGACGACTTCATGCTTGCCACTGCTGCCGACATTGTTGCCGACCCTTCCGCACCAGACGCTTTCGTTAATGGAATCATGGAAGGTAAAGAGTGGGTCTGGGATAATGGCATACTTAAGGAGACTAAAGTTGCTAAATATAAGAGTTACATTGACGATGCTACTCGTCAAAACCTAGAGGAAAGAACACTTAAAGTGTTCGACAACTTCCTACAAGGCTTGTAATTAATAAATAAACATAGATAATTCAAATTTACGGGAAGACTAATGTCAGACATGTTAAACGAAAAGTTTGAGGAATTCGCATCTGAGCAGAAGGATGTTCTCAAAGAATATCAAGATCCAATGCCTACAGTTACAGCAACTGTAATTCCAGGTACTGGAAGCGATCCAACTCAAGTTTCGGGTGATCCCCAACAGAAGGGTACAGGTACGGATGAACCATCAGGTTCTGATCCTAAGATTGACCCCAGTGTTGCAAGTGGTCAGTCCAGAAACGATCTAGGTGGATCATCTTCACCACCACTCCATGCCAAGAAGGAGAAAGGAGAAGAGAATCCTGGTGCTAAGGCAGCTGCTCCTATCTCTCAAGATAGTAGTGCAGCATCTCCATCTGGTAAGGGTGGCGACGAAGCTGGTGCTAATAGTCTTGGTGCTGACATTACACACGGAACTTCTAAAGGTCCAGATGTACAGTATCCAATCAAACCATCGTTTGAAGAAGTTGAATTATCTGACGACGTAAAAGCCCTCCTTGAGGGAACAGAACTCTCTGAAGAGTTTGCCGAGAAAGCCAAGACAATCTTTGAGGCTGCTGTTAAGGCAAAACTTGCAGAAGAGTACGACAAGCTTGTAGCACACTTTGCTAAAGAATCCGAAGAGAAAATTGCTGCTATGAAGGCAGAACTCAATGAGGAAGTTAATGGCACAGTGAACTACGCCGTGAACCAATGGCTTGAAGAGAATCAATTAGCCGTTGATCGTGGCATCAGAAATGAGATTACTGAAGACTTTATTACAGGTCTGAAGAATCTCTTTGAAGAGCACTATATTTCTATCCCCGACGATAAGGTCGATGCGGTAGAAAGTATGGCTGCATCTATTCGTGAGATGGAAGAAAGACTAGACGAACAGGTCAAGTCTAATGTGAAACTTCAGAATCGTCTTAACGAGTCTGCAAAAAATGTTATTCTGAAACAAGTTTCAGAAGGATTGGCAGATACTCAAAAGGACAAACTATCAGCTCTCGCTGAGGGTGTTGAGTTTAAAAACGAGGAAGAGTATTCTAAGAAACTCACCACTATTAAAGAGTCATATTTCCCTAAGGAAAAGACTACAGTCAGCGAAGTATCTGACGAATCACCAGTTGAAGCAGAAGAGATAGCACCAGCAATGGGTAGCTACATCGATGCTTTGAATCGCTGGAATTGAATTTAATAATATAAACACTTTCTATAGAGTAAACAAATGTTTAACGCTAAAGCTCTAACAGAAAAGTGGTCACCTGTTCTGGGTCATGAAGGGTCTGCTCCCATCAAAGACAATTATAGAAAGGCTGTAACTGCTGTACTGTTAGAAAACCAAGAGAAATTCCTACGTGAAGAGCGTGGAATGCTTAATGAGGTTGCAGTTAACTCTGCTGGAGCTATCGGCTCTAACGCCCTATCTGGTAGTGGACTCGACACCAAGACTGGTGGATTAGCAGGTTTCGACCCTGTTCTAATCAGCTTGATCCGTCGTGCTATGCCTAACCTAGTTGCATATGATATCTGCGGCGTACAGCCAATGAGTGGTCCTACTGGACTTATCTTCGCAATGAAGGCGCATTACGAGACCAAAGCTGGCCCCGAAGCACTATTCAACGAGCCAGATTCAAACTTCTCTGCTGGATCAGACGCTAGTAAGGGTGCATATAACCCTGCTAACGATGCCACAGACGGTTCGAACCCTGCGCTTCTTAACGACGCATCACCTGGAACTTATGAGCGTGGTGTTAAGCCAATGGCTCGTAACGTTGCTGAAGAATTGGGTGAGACAACTCAGTTCCGTGAGATGGCATTCAGCATTGAGAAGACAGCGGTGACTGCACAGTCCCGTGCTTTGAAAGCTGAGTACACACTAGAACTAGCCCAAGACTTGAAAGCAATTCACGGTCTAGATGCAGAGCAAGAACTTGCTAACATTCTTTCTAGTGAGATCCTTGCTGAAATCAACCGTGAGGTTGTTCGTACTGTATACACCATCGCTAAGCCTGGTGCTGCTAACAACGTTGCTAACGCTGGTCGCTTTGACCTAGACGTTGACAGTAACGGTCGTTGGTCTGTTGAGAAATTTAAGGGACTTATGTTCCAAGTCGAGCGTGATGCTAACGCAATCGCACAAGAGACTCGTCGTGGGAAGGGTAACTTCATCGTCACATCTGCTGACGTTGCTAGTGCTCTTGCTATGTCTGGTACTCTAGACTACTCTTCAGGTCTTACTGGTGCTGGTGGTCCTTCCATCGGTGAAGTAGATGACACTGGAAACCTACTTGTTGGAACCATGAATGGTCGCATCAAGGTATACGTTGATCCTTATTCTGCAAACATTGCTGACAAGCATTACTACGTTGTAGGATACAAAGGAACTTCTCCTTATGACGCTGGTCTGTTCTATTGCCCATATGTACCTCTCCAAATGGTCAGGTCTATTGGTCCAGATACCTTCCAACCCAAAATTGGATTCAAGACACGTTACGGCATGGTCGCTAACCCATTCGTAACTCAGGCTAATGGTACACCTGATGCAGAAACACTTACTGCTAACAGGAACCAGTACTACCGCCGTGTTCAGGTTGAGAACCTAATGTAAATTTTGGTCACGAGATCAAGATGGAGGGGAACCTAAGGGTTCCCCTTTTTTATTAAATATAGTATAATATGATTATCACGAACTTGTTATGAACGGTAGACTTACCAAAGTTGATATGACATCAAGACTTCTCAAGATCAAGAGAGGTATTGCTGATAAACAGTGGTACCCTAGATGGTCTAACGAAGAAAGGATGGCAGCACAGCAAGCATTAAACGACGCATTGGACATTCTCGATGAGTATCATTACTAAGAAAGCAAACGCAGTTATCCCAGAAGGAACTGTGTTAGACGAAACACAGTTAGCACTACGAGCATTTTTGCTTGGGTCATTCTGGCGTAACGGATTAGAGATCACAGAGAAATCGTATATATTCTGTGACGACTGGCTCAAGAATGAAGATCCAGATATTGCATCTAAAGCAGACGCAGACAATATTATTAAACAAGCATATGAAACTTTTAAGTAGCTACTTCAGCGAAGATGATGTCAGACATGCAAAAGTTTTTAGGATAGAGGATTTTGATCAGAGACCTTATCAGTGCAGAGTTTTCACTACTAATGATAAAGGTACTAGTACAAAAGACTTTATACATACAACAGAAGCAGAAGATTATGCTGAGGACTGGGTACTGAAAAAGTGAATCCAATTTATAAAGTATTAATGGGAGTAGGAATACCAGGAACAGTTGCTTCTGTGGTAATAATTTTTAATGCAATGAAAAAGAAAACCACTAAGGTCACCTTTGATGATATTGAAGATGATGATGATGACTTTGGTGGACCTGGTGAAGGACCATATTGGTGGTACACTAAATAGTAAGTAGCTTGGGAAGTTGACATGGCTGCCGAATGGTATAAGGAGCAACCTACAAATAGAAACTATCTATCTCCAACTGGGTTTCAGTTCGATCTGGAACTCTTTTCAGGGGTAGATTTCTTTTGTCAATCTGTAAATATCCCAGACATTACAATGCCTGTTGTTGAGGTACAGAGTGCTTTCAGGGGTATACCTATACCTGGAAGTGGTGGTGTGCAGTTTGGTGATCTTAATGTAAGCTTTCTAATCGATGAAGATCTTAAGAACTACATGTCAATCCAAAATTGGATTAGGGAGTTCGGACTCTCAGAAGGTCATGCATCTGGGTTGGATACAACTTCAAGAGCAACCTTGCAAGTCCTTACCTCTAATTTTAATGGGAATTTCTACGTCAACTTTGAAGAAATATTCCCAGTAGCATTAAGTGGTGTTAACTTCGATGCTACCCCTACAGACATTGATTATATAACAGCAACTGCAACATTCAAATTCACCAGATATAATATACAGACGGAACAAGGCACTAATTTATGAATTTTGAATCTCTTCGTAATAAATTTGAACAACTGAAGATAGACTGGACAGAGGATAGTCATGTAGACTTCCAGTTCAAGAACAAAAGTTACAGTGCTGATCTGGCACAGTTAGCTCTTGACATTCCGTTTTGTCATAATAAATACTTAAACCACTATACCGATATATCTCAGATTAAAACCTCACTTGAATTTGAAGTTCGTAAACTTGTTAAGGAAAAGCGTGAGTACTATGGAGGCGAGGCTGACGCAAGAGTATATGCCGAAAAACCATTTGGCAATAGTATTAAGACATCTGAAAAGATGAAAGTTTATCTAGAGTCTGATGATGAAGTCATCAACCTAGAAGCGAAAATTAAATACCTTGATCAAATGCTTTATTGGTTGGATCAGGTAATGAAACAGATATCAAATAGAGGGTTTCAAATCAAGAGTGCTATTGAGTGGGAGAAATTTATTAATGGACAGTAATGACACACCTCTCAGTCAAGAAGAAGAATGAAGTCTACGTTACTATTGAATCTCCTGAGCAACATGTTCATCATGAATTAGCAGATTACTTTACGTTCGAAGTACCTGAAGCAAAATATTTAAAAAAGAATCCCAGATATAGACACTGGGATGGAACTATACGATTGTACTCTCCTGCTACTGGTGATTTGTATGCTGGATTGTATAGTCATTTAAAGGGCTTTGCCTTTGAACGTAATTATAATTTAGAATTAAAAAAGGATGACTGGTATGGTCATCCTGAAGATGCAAATGATTTTGTATCACCAAAAGGTATCAAAGTCTTTATGGACAAGATAACTCACGTCCAACCTAGAGACTATCAATACGCAGCAGTTTATTCTGCTATTAAAAACAATCGTAAGTTACTACTTTCTCCTACTGGATCGGGTAAGTCTCTTATGATCTATAGCCTCGTCAGATACTATTGCGCCACCGACAAGAAGATACTTATAGTCGTCCCTACCACATCCCTCGTCGAACAAATGGTCAACGACTTCTGTGATTATGGTTGGAATGCTGATGATCATATTCATAAGATATATGGTGGTAAGGATAAGGTCACTGATAAAAATATTATTATATCAACTTGGCAAAGTATCTACAAATTCCCTAAGAGATACTTCGATGATATAGATTGTGTTATAGGTGATGAGGCACATCTATTTAAGAGTAAATCCCTGACTGGCATTATGACAAAGTTACATAATGCAAAGTATCGGTTTGGTTTTACTGGAACACTCAATGGAACCAAGACTCATAAGTGGGTACTTGAAGGTCTCTTTGGATCATGTGATCAAGTAACTAAAACTGATGAACTCATTAAACGTGGTTACCTGTCTAAGTTTAGAATAAGAATCTTACTTTGTAAACACCCCTCTCAGCATTTCGAAACATATCAAGATGAGATGGAATACTTAGTTAGTCATACTGGAAGAAATAACCTCATTAAAAATTTGGTTAAAGACTTAGATGGAAACACCCTTGTTCTCTTTAATTATATCGAGAAGCATGGAGAACCTTTATTTGAATTGATAAATAATTCTATAGATCCTAATCGGAAACTATTCTTCGTTCACGGCGGCACTGAAGTGGAAGACCGTGAGGAAGTACGTCAACTTACAGAACAAGAAAACAATGCAATTATCATCGCTAGCTACGGCACTTTTAGTACTGGGATTAACATTAAGCGGCTGCACAACATCGTCTTCGCCTCCCCCAGCAAGTCCAGAATTAGAAACCTCCAGTCCATCGGCAGAGTTCTTAGACGAGGTGAAGGAAAAAGTATAGCAACATTATATGATATAGCAGATGATATTGGGAGTATGAACTATACTCTCAGACATCTGAACGAGAGAGTAAACATCTATAATGAAGAGAATTTCAAGTATGAAGTGATTAAAGTAAACTTAACAGCATCTTAAATGGAAGAAGAATTTTATGCTACTATAAAACTCGTCAATGGCGAAGAGATCGTATCTAAGGTATCCTTTATGCCAGATGACGATAGTCTTGTATTGGAGAATCCTCTAGAGGTTGTGCCTGTACAACAGCAACGTAGTCAAGATGTTCAAGTTAATGGGTTTACTCTGGTAGAATGGATACGATCCACATTCGATCAAATGTTCGTGCTGCCCCGCCAGCATGTTCTCACCATGACAGAGACAGACAAAAAAATAGAGGTCTTCTATTTGAAGACACTCAAGAAAATGCATATGGGACTAGACAACAATAAGTTCACTAGACAGATGGGTAGGATAGGTTCTGTGAGTGAAACCAAAAAGTTCCTGGAGAAGATTTATAAGCTACAACCTCCCTTGAACCCTTGACAGAGTTAGTCTATACCTTTTTTGTCACCTTGTCAACCCCCTGTTGACATTGCTTGGTATGAGTGGTATACTTGATAAGAGTAGAGTCAACTTCAGGCAATGACCCAATGGCAAAAAAGAAAACAGAGTACTACGTAAACAATAAGGAATTTCTAGAAGCGATCACAGTTTATCGTAACTCTGTTATTGCTGCAAGAGAATCTGATGCGACCCGTCCTCGTGTCCCGAATTATATTGGTGACTGCTTTCTAAAGATTGCTACACATCTATCATATAAACCAAATTTTGTCAACTACATGTTCCGAGAGGACATGATCTGTGATGGGATAGAGAACTGCTTACAGTACATAGATAATTTTGATCCAGAAAAATCTAAGAATCCTTTTGCCTACTTTACTCAGATTATATACTACGCATTCTTGAGACGGATTCAGAAAGAGAAAAAGCAGTTAGAAATCAAGAACAAAATTTTAGAACGGTCAGGATATGATGAAGTTATGCATACTGATACGTTTGAGGGTACAATGACTGGGATGAATCCATCTCATTCTGATATGGGCAGCATAAAAGAGAACATCGAAACTAAAATGAACAGATGATGAACGAATACAACAACGCTATTTCTAATGAGGATAAGAGGCATAGGGTAACATTACTACAGTTACTGAAAGAGCATGCTTACAGACATGGAAAATTTGTTTTGTCATCTGGTAAAGAGTCAGAACACTATGTCAATTGTAAGCCTGTCACACTATCATGTGAAGGTAATGCATTGTTATCAAAGCTTATGATTAAGTTGGTTGATCCTAAGGCAGTTGCAGTTGGTGGATTGACACTTGGTGCTGACCCATTAGTATGTGGTGTAGCACAGAGAGCATACTATGTTGCTTCTCATTCTGATTTGGATGCACTTATAGTACGTAAGAATACTAAAGGATATGGTACAAGGGAACTCATTGAGGGACCGAAACCACGTAAAGGATCAGTGGTAACAGTATTAGAAGATGTCACAACAACAGGTAGCAGTGCGATGACAGCAGTCAGAGTACTACGTGATGCAGGTTATATTGTTAACCGTGTTGTCACTATTGTTGATAGGATGGATGACCATTCTACTTGGGATGATAATAATATTGAATTCCACTCACTGTTTACACTAGATGATTTAACATGACTGAACCATACAATGATACTGGTGTTCATACTAATGTACAGATCACAATTGATCTCAATGAATTAGTATGGGCAAGAGGTGAATTCCTTAAGCAAGAGATGTCTGTTAATCAAGCAGAGTACCTTGCAGAGACTCTACGGAGAACTCTAACATGGGACACTTTGTATAGTATGATAGATCAAACTATACTTGAGTTCTTTGAGAACCATGAACACCCTGAGATTTGGGATCCTCACTATGGTGAGATACAACCTGAACCAGGTCGAGAGGATGAATTGAATAAATTAGAAAAGGCAGCAAAGGCAAGAGAGAAGGCAAGAGCACAGTTTGAAATGGTGGATTTAGTTGCACCAGCATGGACTATTAAAGTACCTCGGAGGATTAAGAACGATGGAGACGGATGATCATTTGCCACCACATCTAAATGATCTATGGGAAGACATGGATCGACTTAATGCAATGTACGAAGAACTCATGTGGGATCACGAAGTTGCATTAGAGTTTATAGCAGACTATGAAAACAACCGTATTATAATCAAACCTTATGGCACTCCTTGAAATACAATTAGCAGTAGTTAAGAAGTTGAGGGAGTTATATCCTGATACCAGAGCAGTATATAACATTAAGACACGAATGCTATGAAGATTACTCAAAAGATTATAGATGATCTCACAGTAGCATTGGCTCATACCAAGAAGGATGGTACTGAGAATTGGAAAGATGGTGACGAGATAGATGTATGTGTTGCTGGTACATTTGCAGCAGACAAGTTTATCAGCTTGATAAACAGATCTAAATGAAGATAGCAATTATTACAGACCAGCACCTAGATGGTCGTAAAGGATCCTTAGCATTCTGGAACTACTTTCAAAGGTTTTATAATGAAATATTTTTCCCAACACTTGAGAAACACGGTATCGATACCATCCTTGATCTTGGTGACACATTTGATAATCGAAAGTCTATGGATTTTAGTACTCTTGCGAGGATTAAAACTGATTATTTCGACAGACTTAGAAAGTATGATGTACACATGATTCTGGGGAACCATTGTACCTATTATAAAAATACCAATAGGATCAATTCCCCCGAACTATTACTAGAAGAATATAATAATATAACTATCTACTCTAATCCTGTTACGTTGGAACTAGGTGGTAAAGATTTTCTATTGTTACCATGGATTAATTCAGGTAATCGTAATGAAGCAGTGAAAGCTATAGAAGAATCTAATGCTCCTATCTGTGCAGGACATCTAGAGATAGATGGGTTTGAAGTAATGAGAGGACATAAGTTTAATGGTGGATTCAAGTCAGCAGATTTTAAAAAGTTTAATCGTGTATGGTCTGGACACTTTCATCACAAGTCTAAGCATGGTAACATCCAATACTTAGGTAACCCATACCAGATGTTCTGGAATGATTATGCAGATACTAGAGGGTTCCACATATATGATACAGATACTGATAGACTGACATACATCAAAAATCCTTTTGATATGTTTGCTAAGATATACTATAATGATATTGAGCGTAACTATGATGAGTATGACACTACTGTTCACAAGGACCAGTATGTTAAAGTTGTTGTAGAGGAGAAGCAGAAACCAAACGATTTTGAGAATTTAATTGACGGCTTGTATTATAATGGTGCTCATGATGTAAAAATTATTGAGACACTGGTTGACACGGCTATAGATGATGATGTAGAATTGAACGTAAAGGATACTCTAACCCTATTGGGTGAGTACATAGATGAGGTGGATCTCCAAGTCGATAAATCCGACCTGAAGACCCTGATGCAATCTCTATACATAGAAGCGTGTGAAGTCTCATAAATTCTATGTTCGTCATCACTATCAAAGATCATCCACAGGGTGTATACTCTGTATTGGATGCGGATGACGACCGTATCATTCCTATTTTTGTGAATAAGAATGATGCAACTAGGTATGTTGATCTGATTGATATTACAGATGAGAACAATCCACCGCTAGAGGTGGTTGATGTTGTTTTCGAACAAATGATGCATGCTTGTTCTATGTCTGGTCAACGATATAGTATTATTACAGAAGACGATTTTATAGTTCCACCTGATAGTTATGATTCACTTTCGCAAGATAAGATGGAAAAACCTCCTGAGCACGGGTAATACATTTAGCGAAGTAGATTTATCTGCGACTCGTAATACCTTGATTGTTGGAGCTAATGGTTCTGGTAAGTCAACCATCTTAGATGCGTTGACCTTTTCTTTGTTTGGAAAACCATTCAGGAAGATTAGTAAAAATATGTTAATCAATAGTGTCAACGAGAAGGACACATTGGTTGAGATAGAGTTTGGTATTGGTAGTAAGGACTATAAGATTGTACGTGGTATCAAACCTAATAAGTTTGAGATCCATTGCAATGGTGAGATGATGGATCAGGATGCAAAGGCAGTAGATCAACAAAAGAATCTAGAGCAGAATATATTGAAGATGAACTTCAAGTCATTCACTCAGATTGTTGTGTTAGGATCAAGTACCTTTGTTCCTTTCATGCGTCTTCCTAGTGTACAACGAAGAGAGATCATTGAAGATATTCTAGACATTCAAGTGTTCTCTGTAATGAATATTAGATTGAAGGATAGAGTAAAGGATAATGGTAATGAGATTAAGGATTTAGATTATCAGATGCATCTTCTTTTAGAGAAGATTGAACTTCAGAAAAAGTATATGTTTGAGTTGGAGAAGAAGAACAAAGAAGAGATCGATAGAAAGAGAGAGAAGATCACAGAGTCTGAGCAAGAAGAGTTAACTGCTAACGGAGAAATAAATTCTTTGGTGGAGCAAGTGAACTCTTTGAATACAGAGATGGAAGAATATGCAAACTCTGTTGACAAGCTAGATAAACTCAACACAATTTTGATAAAGTTAAATCAGAAATTACAAACATGCAAGAAGGAACATAAGTTCTTTGAGGATAATGATGAGTGTCCTACATGCCATCAGGATCTTGAGAAGAACTTTGTGTTTGCTATGACTGGTGCTTTAGAGACTAAGATCAAGGATATGGACACTGGTCATTCAGAACTTCAGACGGCTATTGAAGATGAGAAGAAAAGGAATGATAAGTTTGTCACTTTGTCAAAGAAGGTGACAGAGTTAAATGCATCAATAGCACAGGTGAATTATCGTTTGGTATCTATACGTAAGACTATTAGTGATATTCATAGTGAGGTTCTAGAACTAGAAGGTTCCAACCCAGATAAGAAAGCAGAGTTTGTTAAGTTAGAATCATTGGTAGCAGAGAAGAAAGAGCTTAAGCAAACAACTATGGATTGTAAGAAGGATCGTGATGTTCTATCTGCTGCTATTGCATTATTAAAGGACAGTGGTATAAAGACTAGAATCATCAAGACCTATCTTCCTACAATGAATAAACTGATCAATCAGTATCTTCAGAGTATGGATTTTTATGTTAACTTTACTCTTGATGAGAATTTTGATGAAACTATCAAGTCTAGATACCGTGATGTCTTTACATATGAATCATTCAGTGAGGGTGAGAAAGCACGTATAGATATTGCTCTCTTGCTTACTTGGCGTTCTGTTGCTAAGCTTAAGAATAGTGTGGACACCAACCTTCTTATACTAGACGAAATATTTGACAGTTCACTTGACCAGTCTGGTGCTTCTGATCTTGGTTGGATCCTACGTAACTTCGATGACAACACTAATGTGTTTGTGATCAGTCATAAGGAGCAACTCAATGACAAGTTTGATAGGACTGTCAATGTTGTCAAGGATAAGAATTATTCGACCATACAGGAGACAGTTCACGAAGTGACACACGCACTGGTTGGCTAACGTGGGTTTTATACTATGATACGTGCATCAACAAAAAAAGAAGAATGGCATTCGAGCATCAATCACGTCAGAGACAGGAGATCAAAGGTAATCTTGCAAAACTTCTTGCGACAGAGAACCTTATAGTAGAGCACAGGAATGATATTCCTACTGCTTCATTTGATGTAGATCGTAGAGTTCTTCAACTACCACAGTGGGATAAGGCAAGTGGTGTTGTGTATGATATGCTTGTAGGTCATGAAGTTGGACATGCTTTATATACTCCTAATGAAGATTATACTGACTATGTACAATGTCCACAAGATTATGTGAACGTTGTAGAAGACGTACGTATTGAGAAATTCATGAAGCGTAAGTATCCTGGTCTACGCAAGAGTTTTGCTGGTGGATACAAAGAATTAAATGATCAAGATTTTTTTCAAATCGAAGGTGAGAATATTGCAGGACTTATATTGATTGATCGTATCAACCTACACTATAAGGTTGGTCCTACTGCATTGATTCCATTTTCAGATTCCGAACTTGGTTTTGTTGCTCGTGTAGAACAGACAGAAACATTTGAAGAAGTATGTGCTCTAGCAGATGAGATCTATCAGTATACTAAAGCAGAGAACGAAAGGAAGCAGAAGGAAGCAGACGTACCTAATCTTAGTGGATTAGAATTGGATGGTGAATCTGAAGATGGTGAGCAGGAAGATTCTAAATTGGAACAACCATCACAACCACCAGGTGAAGGTGAAGGAGATGAAGAAGATCCTAAAGTAGATCAAGATTATGAGACTAGTTCTGGTGGATCAACAACAGGTGGTTCTACTCCTGGAAATGAAGGTGGACAAGAAGGTGCAGAAGAATCTAAAACACAAAGATCATTTGATGGTTCTGCTTCTCAACTTTCTAGTTCTGGTGGGTACAATATTAAGTACTTCGAGATTCCAGATTCTGTTGACTTAGATGATTATCTTGTTGACTGGGTAGAGGTTCATGATTGGATAGATTCCAGATTTGCTCAAGCACCAGAACCAAAGATTTCTATGGGTGAAGATGGTACAGTTTATTGGAAACAGACAGGGTTGGATGATGCAGATTCTGAGTATGCTTCTCATAGAAAAGAAGCACAGAAAGAAGTAAACTATCTTGTCAAAGAGTTTGAGTGTCGTAAGTCTGCTGATGCATATGCACGTGCTAGTACTGCTAAAACTGGTGTACTTGATTGCACCAAACTTCATACCTATAAGTACAATGAAGATCTATTCAAGAAGGTAACTGTTGTACCTGATGGTAAGAATCATGGATTGATATTCTTACTAGACTGGTCTGGATCAATGGCAGATCAATTACATGCAACTTACAAACAACTTCTTAACCTTACTGCATTCTGTAAGAAGGTTCAGATTCCGTTTGAAGTATATGCTTTCACTAATGAGTGGAGAATTGTTGATCTAATAAAGAGTAATGATCCAGAAGCACATTCTTATTATTATCATGATAGGAATACTGAACCACCAAAATTGGGTGAGTTCCATCTTCCAAAAGGTGAATTGCATTTAATGAATATTCTTTCATCACGTAGTAACTCACGTGATTATGAAAGACAATGCAGAAACATCTGGAGAATAACATATGCTTACCATATTAATCGTGGTGGGTGCTATCAGATTCCAGAAGGTATGAATCTTTCTGGTACTCCATTGAATGAAGCAGTTGTTATGCTTAACTATATCATTCCCAAATTCAAACAAGCGAATGATCTTCAGAAAGTGAATGCAGTTATTCTTACTGATGGTGAAGCATGCTGTTCTGGTTATGGAAGACAGACTGATCCTGACAGAAGAGAACCAAGAGTTTATCCTAGCAAGATAGGTTATGGTAATGCCTTACGTGATCGCAAGACAGGTATCGTATACAAGCCATTAACCAATTCATATGTTGGTTTGACTAATCAACTATTGAATCAAGTTCGGGATAGAAACACTGGAGTTAATGTTATAGGATTTAGAATCATGAGTGGTAGCAGACTCCAAGAGTTTGTTTGCAGATACTCCAAGCTTGGATCAAACTACAGTGAGATACAGTCTGAATGGAGAAAGCACAAGTCTGTTATTGTTCCAAATCCACTTGGGTACACTGCTCTCTATGCCATACAACAAACCGCACTTGACAACACTACAGAGTTTGATGTAGAATCAGGATCTAAGAAGGCAGACATCTCCAGAGCATTTAAAAAAATGTTGAAGTCTAAGTCTTCCAACAAGAAGTTGTTGAATTCTTTTATAGGGTACGTTGCTTGACAATTACCCTTTACCATATTATACTATACTAAAGTAGGCCAAATCTAACAAATCTATGAGAAAACTCAAACAATTGTGTCCAGAATACAAACAGTACGAAAATTTCCATAACGATAAAATTTTCACTATGGCTCTAAAACGCCAGATCCATGAAAATCCAGAAGGAAGTCAGTTGAAGTTCACGAAGAAGTGTGCTAAGAGTTACTTCAGGGATAAGTACCCAAAGGTCTACAAGGAAATGACTGAGAAAGATTGGAACGATGTTTCCAAACGTTTGAGTGCCATCTTTCAAAAGAACAAGAACGTAGTCCCTGCTTTATATAAATTCCGACCCCACCTTCCTAACTTATTCCAGCAGAGTAAGCAGGTTCATCAAGGTAGTGTCAACTTCGGTGAAGATTTTGATCTATATGATGATCCTATAGTTGGTACTGAGGCTACACTTCCAGTAGAAGAAGACATTCCAATACAGGAGGTTCTTAATTTCGACACACCTGCACCTAAAGCACCACGTAGTGAAACTGGGGAATGGATGGATAGGTACTTTGAGAAGTCATCTAGTGTCACACTGACGCTACCAGACAACACAAAGATCCAGTTCAACAAGTGACACACGACCCCTCCACAAGGAGGGGTTTTTCATTATAATAAGTACATACAAACAAATTAGAAAAAATGCCAGCAAAGTCTGATCTAACAACCACCCAACTTGTGAACTACCTATCTGACAAACATGGATCAGATATAAATGCAGATCATGTACGTGAGGCAGCGGCGCATTTTGGAGTCGGTTATGCAACTACAACAAAACGTTTACGTAGTTTTTATGTACAACGTGGTACATGGAATATTGAGAAGGTTAAGGATCAACTTGAAAGACAGATCACTTCCCCTTCTGTTATCCCAGAAATTCAACAGAATTTGAAACCACAAAAGGATCCAAACTTTGTTCCCTTTGGAAACTTCTCTGATGTTAAGAAAATTATATCATCTAAACTATTCTATCCTACGTTCATCACTGGACTCTCAGGGAATGGTAAGACACTTAGTGTAGAGCAAGCATGTGCTCAACTAAATAGGGAACTCATTCGTGTAAACATTACTATTGAAACTGACGAAGATGATCTTATTGGTGGGTTCCGTCTTGTTAATGGTGCAACTGCTTGGCACAACGGACCTGTTGTCGAGGCTTTGGAGAGGGGAGCTATACTCCTTTTAGATGAAGTTGATCTTGCCTCTAATAAGATCTTGTGTCTTCAATCTATCTTGGAAGGCAAGGGTGTATTCCTTAAGAAGATTGGTAAGTATGTTGATAGAAAACCAGGATTCAATGTCATTGCTACTGCCAATACTAAAGGTAAGGGTAGTGAGGATGGTAGGTTCATTGGTACTAATGTATTGAATGAAGCATTCCTAGAAAGATTTGCATTGACATTTGAGCAAGAGTATCCTTCTGTTAAGACTGAGCAAAAGATTCTTGAGAAAGTATCTGGTAACTTAGGTGTACTTGATGAAGCATTCTGTGCTAACCTTGCTAACTGGTCTGACATTATTCGCAGAACATTTAAGGATGGTGGTATCGATGAGGTTATTTCAACTCGTAGATTGGTACACATCATTCGTGCTTTTGCTATCTGGCAGGATCGTTTGAAAGCAATTAAGTTATGTGTTAATCGTTTCGATGATGAAACAAAGCAGTCATTCTTAGATTTGTATGATAAGATTGATGCAGACATTCAAGTCGATCCAGATGTATCAGATCTTTAATTACATAACTGCGTTCTTTTCTGTGGTGGTTGTGAACTGTGTTCATCCAGTCAATTGGGAGAATTGTTCACAACCATTAGACGAATGGTTCTATCCAGAAATAGCACGTGGTATTGAGATTCTAAAAAATCCAGACACATTGTACAAAACCGAAAGGGATTATCTAAATGATTAAATCAGGAGATTGTAAGTTTATTGGTAGTGTCATCTCCCTTAAGGGTGGTGCCACTGCCAGAGTACTCAACGTTCGTGAGGATAAGATTTCTATTTTAAATCTTGACGGTTCTCACAAAGAGTGCTATTATGAAGAGATTCAGTATGTATGGACACCTTGATGAAATATAATGAAGATGAACTCCTCAAGGAGATTCACGATTATATTAGCAGTACCTATAGGGGTCATTACTCCGCAGGTAACGTGCAAACCCTTGACCTCATTGATTCGGTAGGAGATGCAGAAGCATTTTGCAGAAGCAATGTTCTCAAATATGCCTCACGTTATGATCGCAAAGGATCAGCACGTAAGGATATCATAAAGATCATTCACTATGGTCTATTACTCCTACACTTTAATGATAAGACTGCGAGAGCAGATTCTATGGCCAGTACCTCTACCACATTCACCGTTGATTATGACAAGTAAAGTAAAATTATCCCAAAACACAATAGATGTACTGGGAAACTATTGTTCAATCAATTCCAGTATTGTTTTTAGGAAAGGAAATGTTATCAGAACCATCAGTAACGCAGAGAACATCTTATCTAAGTATACCTGCGAGGAAAGCTTTCCAGATGACTTCGCTATATATGACCTTAGTCAGTTTCTGGTCGGTCTCGGTCTGTTTGACAGTCCTGAACTGGACTTCATGGGTAGGGATTTTGTCACTATTCGTGGCGGTCGTCAGTCAGCTAAGTATTATTTTAGTGACCCTGAGATTACGCTCAAGTCTGCTCCAGAGAAAAATGTAAAATTTCCTGGTGGTAATATCGAGTTTGATGTTACTAGTTCTGATCTCTCAAATCTTGGTAAAGCATCTAGGTGCTATGATCTTCCAGATCTAACCTTTGATACAACCAAAGGAAATATCAGACTCATTCTTAGAGACAAAGAGAATGATACTACCAACACATTCGAACAGAATGTTGATGGTACATTTGATCAGGAGTATTCTCTTAACATTAAGTATGAGAATGTTAGATTGGTTCTTGGAGACTATCGTGTGAAAGTATCTGACCAATTGATTTCTGAATGGTCTCACAAGAATCTTGACCTGACCTATTACATTGCACTAGAGCCTTGAGTTTAAAGTATCCTCACCTTAAAGATTACATTTTTAAAGTGAATCTTCTACCAGAGGATCTGTGTGATAATGTAATCAAGAGATTGGAGAAGAAAGATAGGTGGGAAGATCATGGTTGGTACGATGCTAAAGATCAATCTTCATATAGTAAAGGTGACTTTTCTACAGTAAAGAATGATAAGTGTCGTCAAAAGATCTTTCCATATATTAGAGACCTCTGTATACAATACAACAAAAAGTATTTTATTAAAGAGAATACCAATTCTGATATCTTTTGGTCAACTACAGGTGACATGAAGTTTAACAAATATAGTGTTGGTGAATCCATTGAACCACACCATGATCATATCCATGATATGTTTGATGGTAAGATTCGTGGTATCCCTACCACTAGTTTGATTGGTGTACTAAACGATGATTATGAAGGTGGAGAACTTCTATTCTGGAATGAGCATCGGGTAGATTTGAAGAAGGGTGATGTTGTAGCGTTCCCTTCTGTGTTTTTATTTCCACATGAAGTCACGACAGTGACTAGTGGTATACGTTATTCTTGGGTTACTTGGTGCGTTTAATGAACAAAGATTTTTTATGGGTCGAGAAGTATCGACCAAAAGTGATTGAAGATTGTATCTTACCTGACAGTATCAAGGAAGTATTCAAGGGGTTTGTTTCTCAAGGTGAGTTGCCTAACCTTTTACTTACTGGATCTGCTGGTGTTGGTAAGACTACCATTGCAAAAGCTTTATGTGATGAGATAGGAGCATCCTATATCATGATCAATGGATCTGATGAGGGTAGGTTCCTTGACACTGTGAGGAATAGAATCAGGCAGTTTGCTTCTACTGTCTCACTCACCTCTGGAGCGTCCCACAAGGTTGTTATTATAGATGAAGCAGACAACACAACCAACGATGTTCAACTCTCACTCAGAACTGCTGTGGAGGAGTTTCATAATAATTGTAGGTTCATATTTACTTGCAACTTTATCAATAAGATTATTGAACCCTTACACTCTAGGTGTACAGTGGTTGATTTTCGTGTAAAGAATGGACAGTCTGTAGTAGTACAGGGACAGTTCTTTGAAAGACTTAGAACTATATTAAAAAATGAAAAGGTTGAATTTGAAGACAAGGTTCTGGCGAAGCTTATTAAGCGTTATTATCCTGATTGGCGTAGGCTTATCAATGAGTGTCAACGGTATTCTTCTGCTGGATCCATTGACTCCGCTATTCTCGTTGATGTTGCTGACGTTAATTTTGATCATCTTCTTTCAGCATTGAAACAGAAAGACTTCAAGACTGTGAAGACTTGGGTGGTACAGCATATGGATAATGATCCTAGTATGGTAATGCGTAAGATTTATGACAATCTATATGACGTATTAAAACCCAATTCGATCCCAGAAGCAGTGTTAGTTATCGCAAAGTACATGAGAGATATCTCCAATGTACCAGATCAAGAGATTAACATGCTTGCATGTCTGACTGAAATTATGATGACTTGCGAATTCCAATAAAGTGTGCTAAATTACTGTAGCAAGTGGAGTTTCCCCATGACTGAGTTAAAAAGACCCAATCCTTACAATGCCAAGAACACAAAAATCACTGAAGACACCACTGCGTTATCCAGGAGGGAAGAGCAGAGCAGTAGTAAAGTTACTCCAGTACCTCCCAGACCTTTCCCAGGTAAAAGAGTTTCGTGAACCATTTTTGGGTGGTGGATCAGTAGCTTTAGAAATTACAAAGAGGTATCCTAACTTAAAAACCATATGGGTCAATGATCTATATGAACCTCTTTATAATTTTTGGAGTGAGTTGCAACATAGTGGTCATCAATTACAGGGTGCTATCTTTGATAAGAAAGAGGAGCACCCTGATAGAGAGACTGCGAGAACTTTATTTAATGAATCCAAACAACATATTAATGACAAAGAAAAATCTAACTTTGATCGTGCCGTCGCTTTTTATATCGTTAATAAGTGTAGCTTCAGTGGCCTCACTGAGTCTTCATCATTTTCTCCACAAGCGTCAGAGTCCAACTTCTCCGTTGCAGGAATTGATCGCCTCCACGAGTATTCAGAACTTATCCAAGACTGGATCATTACGAATTTATCATACGAAAGACTGCTGACAGACGACTGGGACAATAGAGGAATCTTTACATACATGGACCCACCATATGATATCAAAGATAATCTGTATGGTAGAAAGGGTGGTATGCATAAGGGATTTGATCATGATGAGTTTGCTAAGAACTGTGACAGATACACAGCACCTATGCTGATCTCTTACAATTCTGATCAAATTGTTAAGGATCGTTTCAAGGAGTGGACAGTTGCTGAATTTGCACACACTTACACCATGCGGTCCGTGGGGTGCTATAATAAAGATCAAGCAACGAGGAAGGAACTAGTCCTATTAAATTATGAAATGTGAAGTGAAACTCTATGTTGCTGGCAGAGTCTATAGTGAGTTTGTCGAAGCACGTAACTACCAAGAAGCAAAGGAAGTTGCTAAAGTACGCAACCCACATGCTAAGGTAATGTCTGTTAATGCTGTATTCAAATGAGCAAAACTAATTTACAAGAGAAAATTGAGGTCGCTGAGAAGCGTATAGCAGAATTGCGTTTGTTAATTGATGCATGGAAATTGCAGGCTGACTGGCGTGAGGACAAAAAATAATGTATCAACTGAAAGATTATCTGTATTCCATCAATCAATCTAAAAAGAATTTGATGGATGGAGATCCTGATGCCGTTAAAAAATACTCACCCTATGTTGTTAATCGGTGTCTATCATCTTTCACAGATGCTATTCTGTATGTCAATGAAATGAATAAGTCTTCTCATCTTCCTAAGAAGATGCAGTATGACTTTTACATAAATAGTTTGAAGCCTAGAAAGCGTTTTTCGCCATGGGCACGAAAAGATTCTATTGATTATCTTGACGTAGTTAAAGAGTATTATGGTTATAATGATGATAAAGCTCTCCAAGCACTCAGAATTCTCACAAAGGATCAACTTGAACATATTAAATATTCATTGAGAAAGGGTGGGAACAATGAGCGTCGAAACTGAGATCCAGTGGAAACAATCAGACATGATTGAAGTCATGCTGAGTGAACCAGATGATTTTTTAAAAGTTAGAGAGACACTTACTAGGATAGGAGTAGCATCTCGTAAAGAAAAAAAGATTTATCAATCTTGCCACATTCTTCATAAGCAAGGGAAGTATTACATAGTTCATTTTAAGGAACTGTTTGCTCTTGATGGGAAGAAGACTAATTTATCAACAAATGATGTACAACGTCGTAATAGAATTGTGCAGTTACTATCTGATTGGGGATTGATTAAGATTGTTGACAGTGATTCTGTATCAGACTTAGCACCTCTTAATCAAATTAAAGTCTTGGCATTCAAAGAAAAGGGTGACTGGACACTTGAAAGCAAGTATAATATTGGTAGGAAGAAGACAGAAACTACATGATTTATGGTGATAGTATTAATGATCTTGTTATAAAAAAAGTAGAAGGCAAATTACATAGATGGAAAACGTGGGAACCAAAGACACCATTTGCACCTAATGTAGATGCACATGTTTTTTGTGATGAGTATCCAGAGATACTTGCTAAGGAAATAAATTTAATAGCAAGTCAGGCTCGTTTGGGTCAGGTATCAGAAGCAAAATTTTTAACTGGTGCTGATTATAAATCTTTGTGGACCAAGTATAATGTTTTTGCTTGGGAACAAGTAGTATTCAAAGTAATCAGAGATTTAATATACGATAGTTATGTTGAGTATTGTGAAACTCTTCACGTAGAAGTCTTAGACAGAAAAGATATTTGGGTCAGGGGATGGTTTGCTAGATTAGAACATGGAGAGAGTATTGGAATGCACTCCCATGCTATACATGAGAATGCATTTGTTAGTGGTAACATGGCATTGAATACACTTATACCACCCACAACTACAGATTATTGGATACCATTGTTTAGTTTATATCATGGATATTTCAAGGTAACTAACAAACCAGGTGCTATTACATTATTTCCTTCATGGTTACAGCATAGGGTTGATTCAAATCCTAGTGTGAAGGTTCGGTATACCCTAGCTTTCGATCTTTTTAACGAATACAACTTCAAATATATCAGGAAAACCGAAACAACTGATACGGATCTTGCGAAAATAATCCTGTTGTCAACTAAGCTATAGTGTGATTAAATAGTAGTGTCGCCGCAAGGGACACAAAACACACTCGCTTAATAAGGAGAACTATCATGGGTAACCTACAAAGGTATACTGCTGGAGATATGCCAGCACTACTAGAAAGAATAAACAAGAACTCTATCGGGATGGATGACTTCCTCGATGGATTTTTTAATGTGCATGAAACAACATCTAATTATCCACCATACAATTTGATTCATGTAAACAATGTGGAGTCTCGTCTGGAGATTGCACTTGCTGGATTCAAGAAGAAAGAGGTTGCGGTTTACACAGAGTATGGTAAACTGTTTGTTGAAGGTCAGAAGGAAGATAAAGAAACTGACACAACCTACACCCATAAGGGACTAGCACAGAGATCCTTTACAAGGTCTTGGACTATCTCTGATGATGTTGAGATCAAGTCAGTTGTCTTCGAAGATGGTCTTCTCACTGTGAGTCTAGGTAAGATCGTTCCTGAGCATCATGCTAGGAAAGATTGGCTTTGACTTGACAAGTGGTTAAATACCATGTATACTAATAAAACCGTAGACAATAAACTATGACGGATTCCGCTGCTGGTGCAGCATCAGCACCAATTCAACACAATATTAGAATCGTTACACTAGCGTCAGGAGAGAACGTTATCTGCAACTTCTCTCAGGTTCGTGAGGATGATAAGTTTGTAGCATATCAAATGTTATATCCTTTGATCACAGAGCTTGAGGTAGAGGGTGTGGAAGGTACTCCTGAAGCTACGTATCGTGTGAACTATCGTCGTTGGAATGTCTTCACACCTTATGAAGATTTTAGATTAAATCCACAACATGTGGTCACTGCCATGCCTCCAAATAATGAGATCATGACAAATTATGTACAAAAGTTGAAGGAAGCTGGAGTTGATCTAAGTTTCTTACCTAATAATGGAGAGGACATTTTAAATGGAGGAGCAGGAACAACAGGAGAATCGAGTACAGCTGCTGCTACTGAAGGACCAGTGGCTAGTAGCACGAGTTGAGGAACTCGGTGGTGTAGAGTTTGGTGACCCAGACTGTGTACTATATCATGCTAAACAAGTGAAGGAAGATGGCGAATTGACACCTTGGCCTCCTCATTCTGAGGAGTCTGAGGTTGTTATTAGGTCATCTGATATATTAGTTTTAGTTAATCCAAGTAAGAAAACTCTTGCTCGTTATATTGAGACCGAATGAAGTTCTACACCAACGTTGAACAAGCTGGCAATAGTTTGCTAGTTCGTGGTTATGATGCAGGTAGTGCATTCTCATACAGGGTGAAATATAATCCCACCCTGTATGTGCCTACCAAAAATTATTCTGAATGGAAAACTCTTGAGGGTGACTGTGTAGAACCACTTCCTATGGGTTCTATTAAGTCTGCCAAAGAGTTTGTTAAAGAATATAAAGAAGTACCAGATTTTGATATCTATGGTAACACTAGGTATCTGTATCAATATATTCTCGGAGAACATCCAGAGGATCAGATTCAGTTTGATACTTCGAAGATTCGTATATTTAACATTGACATTGAAACTGCTGCTGAGAATGGGTTTCCCGATATCGAATCAGCAGATCAAGAAATCTTAGCGATCAGTATTAAGGACTCTTACACTGGTCGCATTGTTGTCTTTGGTGCAAGACCATTTGACAACAGTGACCCTGAAGTTGATTACATGCACTTCAGGACTGAAGAGTCTATGATGTCTGCTTTCTTACAGTACTGGAATGAAAATTGTCCTGACGTTATTACGGGTTGGAACGTACAGTTGTTTGATATTCCCTATATCGCTAACCGTATTAGTAGGATACTCGGTGAGAAGTATACTAAGAGTCTTAGCCCATGGAAACTTGTATCTTCTCGTGAAATTTACATCAGGGGCAGAAGACAAATCGCTTACGATTTACCAGGAATTGCTACTCTGGATTATCTCGAACTGTACAGGAAATTTACTTACACAAACCAAGAAAGCTATAGGTTGGATCACATCTGTATGGTTGAACTTGGAGCGAGAAAGTTAGATCACTCTGAGTTTGATACATTCAAAGAGTTCTATGAGAAGGACTGGCAGAAGTTTATTGAGTACAACATCCATGACGTTAAGTTGGTAGATCAACTTGATGATAAGATGAAACTACTTGACCTTGCATTCACTATGGCATATGATGCTAAGGTGAACTATGAGGATGTATTCTCACAGGTGAGGATGTGGGACAACTACATTTACTGCGAGTTAAATAAAAGGAAGATTGCTATTCCGCCTAAGAAAGAGAGTGCAGTTAAATCAGAACAATATGCGGGGGCGTATGTCAAAGAACCGAAACCAGGAGGCTATGATTGGGTGGTCAATTTTGACCTTAATAGCTTGTACCCTCATCTTATTATGCAGTACAATATCTCACCAGAGACCCTCAGGGAGACTAGACATCCCAGCACGAGCGTTGAACGGATTCTAAACAAAGATGTTGAGATTGATGGCGAGTATGCTGTATGTGCTAATGGAGCACAGTACAGGAAGGATGTGCAGGGATTCCTGCCCTTGATGATGCAGAAGATGTATGACTCTAGGGTCATATTCAAGAAGAAGATGATCAAGGCTAAGAAGGAATATGAAAAGACACCAACTGTTAAGATTAAGAACGAGATTGCCAGATGTAATAACATCCAGATGGCTAAGAAGATATCTCTTAACAGTGCTTATGGTGCTATTGGTAACGAGCACTTCAGATATTATCGTCTCGCAAACGCAGAAGCAATCACCTTATCAGGACAAGTCTCTATCAGGTGGATAGAGAACAAGATGAATAGTTATCTAAATAAACTACTCTCTACAGATAAGGTTGATTACGTAATTGCATCTGACACTGACTCAATATATCTTAATCTCGGACCTGTTGTTGATAAATTTTTTGGTAATAAGTCTAGCGATAAGGTTCGGATCGTGGAACTACTTGATAAGGTCTGCAAGGATCGGTTGGAACCGTTCATTGATGCCTCGTACCAGGAGCTTGCGACGTATGTTTCGGCGTATGATCAAAAGATGATCATGAAGAGGGAGAACATTGCCGAACGTGGTATATGGACTGCCAAGAAGCGATACATACTTAACGTATGGGACTCTGAAGGAGTCAGATACAAAGAACCCAAGATGAAAATCATGGGTCTTGAGACCGCTAGGTCATCTACACCACAATTTTATAGGGACAAGTTATATGAAGCTTATAAGATCATTGTCAGCAAAACAAATGATGAACTTATCACTTTTATCAATGATGTCCGAACAGAGACCAGAAACAGACCCTACGAGGAAATCGCATTCCCAAGAGGAGTCAACGGCCTTGAAAAATATAAGCACAGAACTGACATCTATTGTAAAAGCACACCCATCCAGGTCAGAGGATCCCTCCTCTACAACTGGTACTTGAAAAAGCATACCATTGAGCATAAGCATCAAAGGATACAAGAGGGTGAGAAAATAAAATACATCTATCTTAAGATGCCCAATCCAATACATGAAGATGCTATCAGTTTCTTCTCTGAGATTCCACAGGAGTTTGGGGTAGATCCATTTATAGACTATTCACGACAATTTGATAAGGGTTTCTTGAAACCTTTGGAAAAGGTGCTAGACTGTGTGGGTTGGGAAATTAAAAAAACAATAAAACTAGGAGCTTTTTTTGAATGAGTAAAACAGTATGGACTGTCACGTATCAAGATGCTCAAGTTGAAGCACTCGATGCAGATCAGATTAAGGTTTTTGAGGAGCGTGATGCTGCAAGGTTTTATGCTCGACAATTATCAGAACAGTATGATTATGTTAACATGTACGAAAGTGAGGTAAGCAAATGGGGTTCCTAGATAGTGTAATAAAAGATAGCGGCAATGAGTTTGCAAGTAGGGTCAGTGACGGCGTGGCTGCAGGAGACACATCCAGCTTTGTTGATACTGGCTCCTATATTTTTAACGCTGTCGTTAGTGGTTCTCTATTCGGTGGTATCCCCTCTAACAAGGTCACCGCACTCGCAGGAGAATCTTCAACAGGAAAAACGTTTTTTGCCCTTAGCGTTGTACGTAACTTTCTTGATAACAATAGCAACGGTGGCGTTATTTACTTTGAGTCTGAGTCTGCTCTCTCTAAGGATATCATTGAGTCTAGAGGGATTGATTCCAAACGTATGGTCATCTTCCCTGTTGCTACGATAGAAGAGTTCAGGACTCAAGCAACTAGGATCGTTGACAAGTATATGAAAGAACCAAAGGAGGAGCGTCAACCATTGATGTTCGTTCTTGATTCTCTTGGCATGCTTAGTACATCAAAAGAGATGGAAGACATCTCTAATGATAAGCAGGTCAGGGACATGACCAAATCACAGTTGATCAAGGGTGCTTTTAGAGTACTGACCTTGAAACTAGGACAGGCATGTATTCCTATGCTTGTGACCAACCACACATATGATGTGATTGGGAGCTATGTGCCAATGAAAGAAATGGGCGGTGGGGCTGGACTAAAGTACGCTGCATCTACTATAATATACTTGTCCAAATCGAAAGAGAAGGATGGCACTGATGTGGTGGGTAACATCATTAAGTGTGAAGCAAAGAAATCACGATTCACTCAGGAGGGTTCCAAAGTTGCAACTAGATTATTTTTTGACGAACGTGGACTGGACAGGTACTATGGACTCCTTGAACTTGGAGAGAAGTATGGCGTATTCAAACGGGTGGGCAACCGTATCGCCGTGGGTGGTGGTAATGTTTATCCTAAGTCTATACTCAGTGATCCTGAAAAATACTTCACAGACGAAGTGATGGCAAAACTAGAGGAAGCAGCACGAACGGAGTATAGTTATGGCAACTGAAAGGATTGAGGAATCAATTTTACGTAACCTCATATTTACTGAGGAGTTCTATCGTAAGGTTGTTCCTTTCCTAAAGCCTGATTATTTTCAAGAACTTTCTGAAAGAGTTATCTTTGAGGAGATTGCTGACTTTGCAATTAAGTATGATAAACTACCTACTCAGGAAGTTATCATAATAAATTTACAAAATCGTACAGATTTAACTGAAGATACATTCAATCAATCTGCTGCTGTAATACGTGGACTCACTGATGAATGGGTAGATTTTGATTGGATGGTCGATGCCACAGAAAAGTGGTGTCAAGACCGTGCTATATATCTTGCGCTCATGCAATCGATCAAGATTGCTGACGGTGGAGACAAGAAACTGAGTAAGGATGCCATCCCCAGTATCCTTCAAGATGCTTTGGCTGTCTCGTTTGATGAACACATTGGACATGATTACATTGAACAATCTAAAGATAGATATGAATTCTACCACAGAACAGAGGAGAAAATACCCTTTGATCTGGAGAAGTTTAACTATATTACCAAAGGTGGTCTCCCTAATAAGACTCTCAACATCGCTCTTGCTGGTACAGGTGTCGGGAAAAGTTTATTCATGTGCCACATGGCTAGTGCCTGTCTCACATCGGGGATCAACGTTCTCTACATTACATGTGAAATGGCAGAGGAGAAGATTGCTGAACGAATTGACGCAAATCTTCTAAATTGTAACATCAAAGATATACCTGAGTTACCAGAGGTATTATACAATTCTAAAGTCCAAGAGATTGCTAGAAAGACACAGGGTAAACTTATCATTAAAGAATATCCTACTGCTTCAGCACATGCTGGACACTTCAAGGCACTGTTGTCAGATTTGGCACTGAAAAAAGATTTCAGACCACACATAATCTTTATAGACTACCTAAACATCTGTGCTTCTGCCAGATATAAGGGTGCTGTTGTTAACTCTTACACTTATGTTAAAGCGATTGCTGAAGAGCTTCGGGGTCTTGCTGTGGAGCATAACGTACCGATTGTCAGTGCTACTCAAACTACTCGTGCTGGTTATGGGTCTAGCGATCCTGACCTTACCGACACATCTGAGTCTTTCGGACTCCCTGCTACTGCTGACCTTATGTTCGCTCTCATATCTACTGAGGAATTGGAATCTCAAAACAGATTGTTAGTTAAACAACTTAAGAATCGTTATAATGATCCTACCTCAAATAAGAAATTCTTAATAGGTATTGACAGATCGAAGATGAGGCTGTATGATGTTGCAGAGGACACTTCTGTTCTTAATTCTGATTCAGAAGAAGAAGAGATGCCTCAATTTTCAGAAACAAAAAATAGATTATCTAAATTCGCTGAATGGAATGTTTAAATTATGACTAATCATGTTGACTTTGATAAGTACAGTCATTTCGTGGATGCTGTCACAAGCGATAGTAGTAAGGATTTTGTCTCTCTTGCTGACCGTCTGGGTCAACTTGACAGACAAGGTGCCAATATTGAACGTCTTACCACTGCTGGTGTTGGGCTTGCTGCTGAGTCTGGTGAATTCCTTGAGATCGTTAAGAAAATGGTATTCCAAGGCAAACCTTGGAATGACGACAACAGAGAGCATCTTATTATTGAGTTGGGTGACACTATGTGGTATGTGGCACAAGCTTGTATGGCTCTGGACGTATCTTTTGATGATGTTATCAGACGTAACGTCAGCAAGTTGGAGAAACGTTATCCAGGCGGTTCATTCTCTGTAGAAAAATCTGAAGTACGTTCAAAAGGAGATCGTTAATGCATCTAATTTTACCTATTATCTGTATCCTTCTTATCAGTTTAGCAATTGTTTATTCAGTAATACAACGTTATGACCCTCACTAAAACAGTAGAAGAATCTCTACGAGATGCTCAAGAAGATTTGCGTAATGCATTAGCATTTTCTGCAAGAAGTGAAAAACCTTATGTTTCTAAACATATCGCTAGCATGCTTGCAAATATAGACAACGTTATCGATTCAACAAAAATAATCGAAATGTTAGAGGAAGATTTCAAATCTAATGAGTGATGAATTTACCATAGATATCGATAAAGCATTAAAAAATGCTAAAGATAATGATCTAGCAGGATCATTTATTGATCGGTATCCTGATGGATTAGAATCTGTCCGTAAATCTGTTGATAACTGTGTCGCAATGGCAGGGTTAGATAAGAAAGTAATGGAAGATTTATTGAAGGGTGAATGGAGCGTATACGAAACATTAAATTCAGTGGGGAGATCATCTAAAATTATTAAAATTGAATATGATATCCAACAAAGAGATCAAGGATCATCTTAAGAAACTTAAGCAGATCAAGAGAGATCTTAAACGACATCCAACTGGTACACCTTTACGCAAGAGGGACAGAATCGATGTCAAACACAAACCTTCCTCTAAATAACAGGGGAAGGTTTTCTAATAGAAACATGGCCAACAAGATGGCATTTGCTGAGTATGGTGATATACGTGGTGGGCAAATGCGATTACAAGTTCTTATCGATATTATAGAAACTAGGAGAGCAGTTCAAGTACATGGTACTCCTGGTCCTACTGCTGTGATTACATGTGAGCAGAAAGTTTTGCAAGACATGAAGGATTGTGTTGCTGGTAGTCTTGTTTTTGCTGATCCTGTTGGTAGTGGAGATTCATTCTCTAAAAGGTATCAGAAATCAGGTAACGCTGGTAAAATATTAACAGCATTAAAAGTATCTGGTAACGAGACTAAAGAATATAAGATTTCACCTGCTGGTTTAATAAAAACAGCAGAGTTTGGTAGTAGTGGAGGGTCTGGATCTGGTTCAGAGAACACTGATTTGTTTGAGGGTGCTGCCTGTTGGGTTGGTGCTTTTAGATATAGTTTGAATCAAGCAATACAAGATGATTATAGGTGTACTTTAGCTGATTTTCAGAGTGTTGCTAGACATGTTGAAACTAAAGAAAGCATGGAGGATATTCATCAATACTTGATGGACAATCCTGACTGGATGCAGTCTAGTATTCGTACTGCTAATGCATTACATGATGACCCAAGGTATAGAAATACTAGTTTTCATTGGTATCATGGCAACGATTTTGTTAAAGCAATCAACGCACATTTTAAAGAGGTAAATGATAGAGAGGATAAACCTTTTGCTGACATTAACAAGTGGACTCCAGCAGATATATGGTTGTGTGACTGTGCTATATCATCACCTCTAACAACATTCGAAGAATACTTTGCTGGTTGGAATAATTTGTTAATGGAACTAGTAACTCAGAAGAAATTGATCGGTGTATCCTTGAAGAAAGTAACAGCAAATTCAGCAAGGATAGAAAGAACTAACATGGGTGAAGAAAGACCACGTAAAAATTTCATTTCTTGTGGTTCTAATAGTTTGTATGGTTCTATGGATACTTACTTTGATGGTAGTGGATTCAATATGCAGATGCGTGACACAAGTGGTAAAGGAAACACTTGGCAAGGTGAAATTCTAGGTGGATCTGCCTTCGGTGCTGGTGCTAAAGGTGGTAAAGTTGGTGGTGGTATACTAAATCGTATACTTGAGTCTGTATATGGTGAGGGTAATGGTTGTTTTAGAACCCATGATGTTGATAGTGCTAGAAGAGCAGCACATGGAAACAGTTTAGACAGAATGATTTTTGATCTTGCTACCAAAAACAAAGGTGCTGTACTGATGGGTGATAGAGGTAACCTTTATAAGCATAGAAACCCAAGTAGAAACAGAGTTACAGAAGAGATTGAACTTGATACGATTGCTAGTGCTGATGGTAGGAATGCACAACAGAAAATTCAGTGGAAATTCTCTAAATTTCTAGGATTGGAGGTAGTTGACATCGTAATTAATGGAACTTCTCAAGAAAGAAATGATGTATCTAGTAGACTGTATCAATATGCTGCATCTAGATCTGATAAGTCAGCACCATTCTTAAAGGTATCATCATAATGGCTAACATAAAACAACTAAAACACTTAGAACACCTTGAGGATGAGATGCTCAACTATGGAGTTGAGGGATGCAAGGCTGCTGTTGCTTTCCTACAGGAATTGAGGAAAATGCTTGGTTGTGACAACAGTACAGGATATATGCAGACCAAATGGGATGGTGCTCCTTCAGTAGTATGTGGTAAGGATCCAGCAAACGGACTGTTTTTCGTTGGAACTAAGTCTGTCTTCAATAAAACTGGTCCGAAGATATGTTACACAGAATCTGACGTAGACAAGTATGAATATACAGGAGACTTAGCAAACAAGTTGAAGATGTCTCTCAAATATTTCAGAAATATTGGTATAAAAGGTGTCATTCAGGGTGATTTGATGTTCACACCTGGTGATGTTAGGAAAGAAAAAGTACATGGTGAAAACTTACTCACTTTCAAACCTAATACTATCACCTATGCTATCCCAGTAGATCATCCAATAGGTAAAAAGGTATCTCAAGCACAAATTGGGGTAGTATTCCACACTCATTATATGGGTGAGAAAGATGGGTATAACTTGTCTACTATGACAGCGAAAGGTGGAGCAAACACAAAGTTCACTGAAGATACAAATGTTGTAGTAATCGATAATGATACTCCAATGGACAGAGTTGGGTTGAATCATGCTGAAGAGGTCAAGTTTGATAAGCATGTGTCAACCATTGAAAAATTATGTGGAGACTGTGGGTATTTCCTTGATGAATTGGTAACAAATACAGGTACGACAGGTGATGAAAAGTGGCATGTTGCATCATATTTGAAGCAGTTTTTCAACGCAGAGATAAAAGCAGCACGTTCCATTGGTAATGTCGATAATACTTTTGCTAGTCTTTATAATTTTTATTATGATAAGACTAAAAAGATGCTTGATGCTATAAAGACACCTGCTAATAGGATTGTTAAGTCGGATCTTGTATACAGTAGTCAAAATTATCTGAGAGCTAACCAATCTAAGTTTAAATCATTGCTTGGTCTCTATAAAGAGTTGCAAACAGTGAAGCAGATGGTTATAGATAAGTTGGATAAACTTGAAACCTTTAGAACTTTTGTGCAAACAGAGAAAGGATACAAGGTAACTGGTCCAGAGGGATACGTTATGCATAGAAATGGAGACATGATCAAGTTTGTGAATCGTCTTGAGTTTTCATACAATAACTTCACGGTAGCAAAGTCATGGCGTTAAAGTGTAACAAGTGCTACTTCACATTTGGTAGGTTTCAACCACCTACTACAGGTCATAAGGAGAATTTTGGAGCAGTAAAACGTATTGCTGGTGGTGAAGACTATCGCATCTATATTTCACACACTCATGACACCAAAGGTAGTAACCCATTGCCACGTGATAGAAAATTATTCTGGATGAACAAGATGTTTCCAGAGCATAGGGGTAGAATATTCAGTCTTACTAAGGCAGATCCAGTAGCATGCTTACAAGACATAATGATGGCAGGATATGATGAGGTTGTTTTTCTTGTAGGATCTGACAGGGTTGGAGCGATGCAGTGGGTGCATAAATATAATCATAAAGATTTTACTTTTCGTACTATCGAGATAAAATCTTCTGGAAGTAGAGATGCAGATGGTGATACATTTGCTATATCTGGTACAAAGATGAGACGAGCTGCATTTGCAGATGATTTCAAGACTTTTAAGCTAGGTATACCTACTCTAAGTGATAAAGATGTACTCACTTTAATGAGTGAGATTAAGTTAAATTTACCGACAACTTTCAAATGACAGAAAAGAAAGTACTGCAAGAAATTGCTAACGATGATTGGTTCGAACCCAGTTATAAGTACAATCCTCTAGATTCTATGCCAATTGCTACTGAGAATCCTAGACCAGAAGAGGACGCTTATGAACTCTGGAGGGGTGCCGATCCAGCAGAGTCATTGCATCAGAAAATGTACAATTTAGCAACAAAAAATGGTGGTTCTTGGTTAGGTGGATCTGAGAATCTACTATGAAAGATTTCAAGAAACTGAGAGAGCAGTCTATAAGGCAACAACATAGACATAATGAAGGATATTCTGTCGGTGACAGAGTAATGAATGCTATTTCAGGTGAGAAAGGAACCATCCACAGGACAGGTGTTAACTACGTTATCTGTGTTACTGAGGGTGGTGAGATGTTTCGTGCATGGGTAAAGGATATTCGTACTATAAATAGATCATAGAAAACTCTTCAATTTTAGACATGGAAAAGCAGAAGACAGTTAACAGTCTCGCACATAACGACGACTTTTCTAAGGCTCTCATGGAGTCTTATTCTCGTTGGTCTGGTGGTGACGGTTTCCAAAACACTTCGATTGCTGAGGAAGAAATTCCTACAGGACAGAAGCAGGGTGGTACTGCTTTTGCTACATTTGACACACCAATAGGGACAGTTCCTGCACCAGCATCTGATGCAGCAACATCTATTCCTACTATAGAGAAGCAGAAACCTGATGATGATTCATCAAAAGATCCTAAAGCAACATCTAATGGCGGTGAACCTGCTGTTGCACTGAAGGGTTCCATGACTATGGGACAAGGATCTATGTCAGGTGGTGTTCCACAAACTAATGGTCAAGCACTTGCTTACACCAATGTGGTTGCTAAAGAAGGTAAAGAGTGCTGTAAGAAGTGTGGTTCATATGAGCACACTACAGAAGCATGTAAAGCAACTAAGGAAGAGATTGAAAATTATCTTTGGGATGAGCATGCTAGAATCCTTACAGAACTTAGTGAGTTAACTAAGACAACATTTAAAGTAACAGGTGAGAAGTGGGAGACTGACGAAAAGCCTGTTATTGAAGAGCAACCTGCTGATACTCAAGTTATTGGTGCAGACGTTCCCGCTACTTTAAAGTCAGAAGAGTGGAACACTAAAGCCAAGGCTAAAGTTAAAAAGATTATGGGTTATACGAAATGAAGTCATACAGACAGTTTCTAGAGTATAGATTACCAGTTGGTGATACACTACCTGTTAACAAGAAAGGTAAAAAGAAAAGGAAAACTGTTGAAGTGATGCCAAAGGTTCCTGATGGACCTAGAGGTAACAATAACGACGCAGACAGAGACGATAGAAAGTAAGCTACATACTATAGTTACTTTTTTATAATGACATTATCAAAGGAAGTTGTCTTGGAGGCACTACGGTGCTGTCGAGATGTATATCCTCACGACCAAGACTTTTTGGTCAGTAGGAAGATTGCAGGACATACTATTCTTGCAGTAGAAGGAACAAAGGAAACTACAGACTGGGTAACCAATCTAAAGTTTCTTATTAAACGTGACGATTGTCACAGAGGATTCAAGAACAATGCCAACAGGA